CTTTATTCTCCGCGAAAGCTCTTTCAGCAATACTAGTCGGAACCTTAAAAGAATCAGACCTAATAGCTTCAGAGCAATACGCAACGCTAGCCGTACTCTTAACGAGTTCGCCAATACCGTCGTTTATTTCGTGTTGATATATTTTTATTGTCATGGTTCACCTCTAAAGATAATATACACAAAAAATTATTTTTTTTATTAAAAAGTGAAATTAACTCTCTAAAGAGTACTCTATAAACGCGGAAATAGCACGTCTTTTATAATCTTCTAGGTTCATAGATTCAGGATTAATATTTTGAGATATTAGAGAATTTTTAAGACTCATTGGGAGTCTTTTTGCTTGGTTTAGGCAGTTAATTATTTCTTCGTCAGAGCATGTTCCCATGAATTCTATATTTGATAAGATATCTAGCTTAACGGTTTCAATGTCTTTTATTTCTGCTTTTGTTAGTTGCCTCATATTTTTCTTGTTGTTTGCAGACATATAAGCATAGTTAACTTTTTTGGATATGATGTCATATTTATCATTAGCCCACACAATTATCTCAGCAACTCCCGGTTTAGATCTAGGGGTTTCTGTTCTCTTTTTTCTTGGTCCTTGATCTATTTTGCTTTGAGGTCTACCGTTAGGATTGACTGGTTTATTTTTCTCCTTGGTGTCAGTAATTCGCTCGGTGATTTCACCTTGCTTTTCCATTTTATCCATCTCGAACTGCTTGTTAGGGTTATGGAATGGACTTGCTTTTTCAGGTAGGATTTCTTTAGATCTATCCTTGTCTTCTCTTTTAAGTCTCATTTTTTCTACGGATGGGACTTCTTTAAATCTTTCAAGAATCGTTTCGTGCGAAATGATATCTCTATCAGCGAGTTGGATTAATAGATTTTTTTCAGATGCCTCGTCTGATAGACTCATTTGATCGTAAACAATGTGAGGAGATTTCCTGAATCCCATTGCCTTCCTTACAATTTCACACTCTTTTTCCCAGAAAGCGGTGAGTTGGTCTCTTCCGTACTGTAATCTTTCTACAAGAGTTTTTAAAGAGATAAAATTATTGGTGAATCCGCCACCATTTCCAGCGATACCCGTTAAAGTTGGGGGAACTCCTAATCCTGCATAAATACTATTTAACACTGAGGTATATTTTTCTGAACCTAGAAATTTATAGACTTGACTGTTAGACTCAGTGTAAGAAAGTTCTGGACCCCAAACAAGTTCCATAGTACCGCCACCAACATTACTAGCTAAGATATCTCTTAGTTTATTAATTGCGTTTTTATTTGGAAGAATTTTATGGTCTAGATTACCAAGTGTCCATAATCTGATGTTGGATATAGCGCCATCAAGTGCAGATAAGTCAGCGAGACGCATTTTTTCAAGCATGATAACATCATCTAAGATTGCATAAATCAGGGGATTCGCCCAATGTGACCAATCGTCTTTTTTGTAGTAATGTATACATAATCTTTCTGGGTCAAGGTCTATTTTTCTTTCGCCATTTTTAATTCTATTTCTTACTTCTGGGGGAAGTGTGTCTAAGACGTGAGCGGGGATGTCGCCATTTTTAAAGTTATCCAGAAGTGTGTTAGTGCTAATTTGAAAGTTTTTTCTTCCTACAAATAGACTTATCTCACTATCTTTAATATCTATTGTTAGAGGGTTGAAGAAATTATATCTCCAAGGTATTTGAGATTTTTCAAAATTCGGAACCTCTACTGTTATATCTTTACCTATAGATTTTATGTACTTAGAAACTTCTGGTGTGATATTTGCATAACTTCTATAAGAGAAGACCTGACCTGCTCTATACAGGAGGTTAAGGAATCTTTCTGATCTTTCTTTTCCGTTTATTTTTTTAAACCATTGTTGGTAGAATTTTTCTACACTTTTATTTTCGTGTACGATGTTTATACCTTGGCAACCAAAATCACCCATCAAGTCTATGACATTTCTAATGATACCTACCTTTTCGTAGGCATCCATACACATTTTGATTGCCCGCTTTTGTCTTTGTGGAACCTGCTCACTAGGTCTAAATGCATAATAGTCATTAGAAGTAAAACCGGGTCTAACTGTTCTGTTAGGTTCAATGTCTTTGAAATCTCTGTAATGGTTGCCTTTTGTGACACCCGCATAACTATCCATAGACTCTGAGAACTGATGCATAGCGGCAGCTTTAGAAGAATCGTCTACCCATGTTATCATAGAATTTTCTGGTTTCATCTCTAACCTTTTAAGTAATTGAACTGTAATTCAAATGGTATTATATTATACACAAATTAATATATATCGTTCATATTTTGAGTAAACCAGTTAGGTCCAATAAATAGGTCTTGACTTTTATTTTGTTTTGAATCTTTCGGTAAAGCGGAAGCAAATCCACCAAAGAATTGGTACTCTTCAGGCGTTCTTGTTCTTGATATTATCCTTGCTGCCATATTTGCCATAAGCAGAGCGGAATACCTATCTTTTCTCATCTTAGATTTTTTTCCGGCGCCGACTATGACTTCTGGAGTATCCCACCTATCTCTACCCGCAGATGTCTGTGTCATCTGGATCATTGCTAATTCATCCTTGAGTTCTTCAATGTCCATCACACATTCTTCTAGAGTATCGTACATTCTACCTTTCATTCCATCATCAACATTTGAAATACCTAAAGTAATAGAGTCGAACATTGGGAACAGCAAAGCTTTGTCTTCAAAATCCTTTCTCATACCATGATTTGCTTCTGCTAACCAATCGTATTTAGCGAACTGGCACATTTCTAGTATATGTAGACCCCTTTCGTCGTCTGTGTCTTTTTCTTTATCTTGGTCAATAGTTGGCCAGATTGGCATCTCGCCATCTCTTATTTTGTCATCATCGTGAAGCGATTCCATCACTGCAATACCACCGCCCTGAGCGTCCATAGCAATATGCACACATGGGAATAACTTCATTAGATCTCTGATTTTTCTAGCGCAGTATGCATAAAAGTCTTTCTCTGTAGAGTAACCTTTTTTGACTTTTTCTTTATGTTCTGATCTTGTAGTTGTCCAGCAGTGTACAATTCTTCTGTGGTCTTCGTTTAATTCTAAGATTATTATACTAAAATTATCAACCTCAGAAGCAGGGTCAACACCGAATACATATTGCTTGTTTGGGTCTCCTATTAATTTTGCTTCAAATTTAATTTCTTTGCCATTACTTGTTTTTATTGGTTCTTTGTCATTTGAAACGCATGACTCTATTAAGGATCTCTTAAAGAAACCCTCTGAGTCGCGTGTAAACACCGCACCGAACTCCATCTGATAAATACCAGCATGAACTGTTGCTTTCGATCTAGCAACCTGTGAGGCGTCCATAAACCCATCTGGTAGAAGTTCGTAAGGAATACGTATAATTGAGTACTCTTTCCAGTCAAAGTTTTCTGGAGGGTCTTCACCTCCAAAAACATCTCTTAGTCTGTCTTTTCTTCCGTTGCTTTTAATGATAGATTTCCATCTCTTCCAGTAGTCTGCAAAATGATTGAAATCATAGTAAGCTGTCCCACTTAGAATAATTTGGTTATCTTTTTTCTCTATTTGACTCCCGTCTTGATTATCTATTTCTATTCCAAGTTCTTTCGCTTTTTTCTCTCTAGCAAGTCGTTTAACATTTTCAATTGGGTCTGAACTAACTGCGGCAAAACCTGCAACAACAGTCTCGAATATATCTCGCGGGATAGATGCAAATTCGTCAGATACAATATCGTTAGCACGCTGACCTCTAATCTTCTGTCCATCACCCAATGGTAAGCAAGTAACACGGGAATCGTTAATCCGCATAACACAACGGTCAACATCCCTACGAGGTCCACTGTTCGCATCGCAAATATCCCTTAGAATTGGAGAATTGTTCCATATTGTCTCCATGTATTCAAACAAAACTTTGGATTGTCTAAAAGCAGCGCCAACTACAACCACCTTTCTTTGTGGTAATAATACTGCTCTTAACATTGAGTAAAGCGATAGCATAAATGATTTACCAAAACCGCGACTTGCGATTAGCATTGGAAATTTTCTATTCCACAGCTCTGACAATATTAGTGCTTGAGATGGAAGTAAATTAATGTTGAATATATGTTTAACTAAGAAAGAGAAATACTCTGGTCTAGTCATTAACCATGTTAGTTTTAAATGATAATCTTCGTCTGATGTCTTTAGTAGTGACATTGGGTTAAATAACTCAGACTCATTAACGTCTATTTTTAACCACGCTTCGTCTATTTGTTTTAATTTTTTATTCATTTATATATACCGTCTACGAATCCGTAGTATACTGCTTCTTCAGCACTCATATACCAGTCTCCGTCTTTCATCTTCCTTTTTATGAATGATTTCGTTTTAGATAAGTTGTATTCTCTTTCTTTGAAATAATCTCCGTGTTTATGGCATTTCTCCGCGTATATAGAAACCATAGTTTCTGCGTTTTTCTTGTCTACTATTGAATAGTTCTGAGCGCTAAGATAGTCTCCTGTTAAGTCACTAGAACCATAATGACACATAAATACAGCATTAGGAGTCAGTAACCTCCTGTTTGCCGACTGTATTATGATAGAACCCATAGAGCATAATTGTGAGTATCCAATCATTGTGGTTTTGCATTTACAGTTATTGATGGCGTCGTAAATTCCCATACCAGCATACCAGCAACCACCTACTGTTTGTAAATAAATCGTTATAGGTTCTTTACTTTGGTTTTTTAAAAAGTTTATATTTTTATAGAAGTTTTGTAACATTCGGTGTTCTACACCAGCACTTTCTCCTGAGTCGTCGAATTCATTTATATATATCTCCCTATTCTTTACGTCAATTCCATATGAATGTATCTCAGATATTACATCTCTATTCATGGTCATGATTTTCGCCCTATTGTGTGTTTCTCGTTTATTCTTTTAAGAAGACTGCTGATTAAATCGAAAGCACCTCTTTCGCTGCCTGCAAATATAACGTGTACACCATTGAAAACAGAAAACTCCATTAAGCACCTAAGTATATATTTTCCAGTTATTTTGACTTTACCTCTTAATGCTGCGGGGATTTTTGCGCCTTCTGGAAATTTCATAACGTCTTCCATTGAAAACTCGCACACTATATATTTGTGTTCGTAGTCTCTCATTCTTTCTACTTCGTTGTAGAAAGCATATTTGCCTTTTCCGAGGTTTAATGCGATCTCTGATACACTTGCTTTTCTTTCTATACATACTTTATCCTCCATTCCTAATATAGAATAGTCTCCGGTGTCTAACTTCTTTTGCACAGTCCCATTGCATGTATTGAATTTCTTAAAGAAGTATCCCTGTTGCTCTCTACTATCTCTAACAACAGTATATTGAGGTGCTTTTTTGTATTCAGCCATTCTTTTTTCTCACCATATTATGAAATAAATTCTGATAATGTTGCTCATTCCCCGTAACCTCTTTGTGGCACTTTCTACAGAGGGTAATGCCATTATCAATATCATATCTCAACATAGACGCAGAAGACCATTTTTGTATATGGTGTGCTTGTAACTGTGTTTTATTTCTGCAACCCGGCATTTGGCATGTAAAATTATCTCTTTTGTATATATCTATACGCCATTTTTTATATACTGGATCGTCATAATTTCTTTTCATTTGCTAATTCTATTTTTAATATTCTAACGTCGTTCATTATTTCTTTAGAAAATTCAATTGTTTCTATTGAGTGGTCTTTTTTTAGTATTTTCCTAAGTAATTTATAGGTAGCGTAATAACAGGCACCGTCTGGATCTTCTGCTTCTATAAATACTATAGGTGTTTTATTGTTATATTCCTCTAGTGAGTATTTTTTGAGTCTAGATATAACTAGACTCATGTCTAAATATATTTTGTAAATTTTCATTGTATGTCATGTTGTACCATCATTTTAACTAAGTCCTCGAATGAATGTTTAGGTGTCCATCCTAGTTTGTTATTAGCTTTACTGCAATCTCCTCGTAGATAGTCAACTTCTGCTGGTCTATAAAACTCTGGGTCTTGAACTACATAGTCAGACCAATCGTCAATACCAACCTCTTTAAATGCAACATATAAAAATTCTCTAATAGTATGTGTGCGTCCTGTGCATATTACATAATCATCGGGACAGTCTTGCTGTAGCATCATCCACATCGCTTCACAATAGTCTCCTGCGTATCCCCAATCTCTATATGCGTCAAGATTACCTAATCTAAGTTTTGGGAAGTCAGCACTTTTTCCACTTTTTACAAATTCTCCGATCCATTTTGTAATCTTTCTCGTTACAAATTTTTCTCCTCTTCGTGGTCCCTCATGATTAAATAGAATACCGGCACTAGCATGTAGACCATAACCCTCTCTATATAACCTAGTCATGTAGTGAGCGGCACATTTAGCAATAGCATATGGACTTTGAGGGAGGAATTTAGTTTCTTCGTTTTGGTATTTGCTTTCAGATGTCATACCAACCTCTATGTCGTAGTTGCTACCAAACATCTCACTACTACTTGCTTGATAAAATCTAGTGTTTACCATTCTTAAATCTACAATACCTTGAAGAATATTGAGACAACCTTTACCAGTTATGTCCCAAGTTAGACCCGGTTGGTTAAACGAGACAGCAACATGGGATTGAGCAGCGAGGTTATAGACTTCATCTACATGTCCGTGATATGATAAAACATTAATAACACTTGATGAATCTGTAATATCGCCTTCAAGCAACTTAAATTTATCGTTACTATCTAGGTGCGAAATACGTGTCGTGTTATCTGTGCTTGTTCGCCTAGAAACGCCATACACAAAGTAATCTTTTTCAAGCAGAATATCTGCCAAATGACTACCGTCTTGTCCTGTAACTCCGAAAATTATAGCTGTCTTCATTTTAATCCTTGATTGTATCTGAGTTTAAAAACGGTTGATCTACTATCCCATCTTGGTACTTATGGAATTTTGATAATCTTTCTCTTTCTTTGCCCATTGCTAGGCGCATCTTTTCCATTTCTATGCCATACTTAGTTGTAACATCTGGGTTAGACATTAAGAAAGCAATCCATCCAGTAAGACTCTGCTTGCTATCCTCAATTCTTTTCACCCTTTGTTCTCTAGTTGCCTTCATTTCCTTCAACATAGAATTCTTTTTTGTCTGTAGTTCCCGATAGTCCTTGTTTAAAGACTCCTGAGAGGCGCGTAAGGACGCTACCTGACGCTCCATGTTGAATACCATGTCTACATTTTGCTGGTCTGGATCGCGCGCTCTCTCCTCCTGAATCAGTGCCTCCATGACAGTTATCTGCTCTATGTTAGACTTATTACTCTTGAGAGACCTATTCATTAATAATTCTAATTTTATAAGGTCAACAACTTGTAGTTCTTCTGTTGGTATAACGTCGTCGCGAAACTGTGAAATAATCCTAGCCCAGTGATATCTGAATAATTTAAGTTCATCGTCCGTAAATTGGTTTTTTATCTCTATCCAGTATGGTCTGTTCTCCAAGTCAAATGCTGCAATCTCTTCTGCTGAAGCACCCTTGCCAAACCTTTTCTTTATGAATTTCTCTATGCTGTCGGGGTCTCTATCTAAATACTGAGCAATCTCGATGTGAGATGCTGTCTTAACGTTGTCTTCTACGTATTTTATCTCGTCCTTAGACAATCTTCCTTTTTTCATAGTCCAAACTCCTGACGAAGTTCCTCTATTACTGCTAGAACCTCTGTTTTACGGGTTTTAGGGATATATACGTCGTGGATAATTTTTAAGTATTCAAGTCTCATGTCAGAAGGTAAATACATATCTATGAAGTTATTGAATTCTTCTTTATCTATTCTCTCATCATCTATGGAGTATTTTTCTTTATCGTCTATTATGTTTTCTTCATAGTCAAGTTGTGCGGGTTGTAAGACCCTTATCCTGTCGTCATTCGCGTCTGCAATATAGAAATTATCTCTGACAAAGTTTTTTAGGCGATTAGATAAATTAACACTCAGGAAATTTTCCAGTGGTCGTTCTTCGTCGTATCGTTCAAGCGCTTCGTGGCAAATTATATATGCTTCCTGTTTCATGTCGTCAGCGGGGTATCCATAAAATGTATATTTAGGTGCAATCCTATCAATAACTTTTTTGATAATATCTAGTGTTTCTTGTTCTGTTAGATTGGATGGTACTTTCATTCCTCACCCCACATTAACGCGCGCCATCGTTCTCCGTCGTATCCCTCGAAACATTCGTCTGTATTGTTATATCTGATACTGCCTTTAACGGGCTTTTTGTTATTATCTAGTAATATTGTCCATAGTTCATTTTGGTCTATGGATTGTATGATATTATTTAGTCTACCTAATAATGTTTTGTTTTGTAGTTCTACTGGCATAGGTGTAAATCTATCACTACAGCACATAACGCTATTCTCTATAGCAAATAAATTTTTGTAGTTATTAGGGGTCGCCGTGGTAACTACTAGCAAGACACCATCTGGTTGCTTAATACGTCCCACAGTACCATTCTGCGCTTCTGGACCGTGACTCTGCGTGGCAGTCAGAAATACGTATTCTCGCTCAAGAAAGAACTGGTTGTTCTTTTTAAAAACTACACCTACACCAAACTCCTGATATATTCTGTCCCTGCCGTCAATAGTGGTGTATGCGGTATAAAAGAATTTTTGACGTTTTGGGATAGCGTGTTTTAGGTCATATTCCTTTGGGATTTCTCCAACTCCCGGTAGAAGCCCGTCAGTAAGAATCAAATCCTTACTAGTCGCCTGAATCTTCGCTAGACTTGTCGCGTTCGTCGATGTCGTTAGCTTCTGTTTTTTCATTTATTAAATTTCCTAATGATTTGTCCTCTTTTTTGAGATCTTCGTGTACCGATTTCACCACGGTAGCGTCTGCTTTACAAACAATAAATGATGCCATTTTTTTCATAATTAATTCTCCTTTACTTATAATACACTGATTTACGGGGTTTTTCAAGAAAATAGAATATTTTATGAATAAATTGGACATAAATTGGATTGGTGAGTACTATATAGTGGTAGACAATACCGGAATATTTAGAATTGATTAAATTTATATAACGCAGTCACGTAAAAAATTGTCCTGTCCGTGGCGCTTGGACGGCGAAAGCCAGATATAAAATTTATCAAGGATGGTTAGGAATTGGAATCAGGTGTTACCCGCGCCTGACACATTTGGCAGACTATCGGTTCTAGTAATAGAAAATTTATAATAATTTATAAGTTGTGAGTTGTTAGCTCTCACCCACAGGATCAAATCCAAGCAAGAGTCTGGTTGGTGGTTCACTAATAAATGTTTCATATCCCCTCTCGCGTACTTGCTTGGTGGGATAAAAGCTAGGGGTTTATACAGAGCGTGAAAATAAGGATACATATAAATGATCAAATCGCCGTGTACGAAGCACTGTAGAGTCCATGAGGGGCATTGTACGGGCTGTTATAGAACTATAGAAGAAATATCTAACTGGAGGAATATGAGTGAGCAAGAAAAAAGAGAAGTTTGTTTCAAGATATGTAATAGACGATCAAGTGTGCAAGCAGTGCGGGACAAAGGTGTTTCTGATGATGACGAAAACTAAATTCAAATGTGTTCTATGCAGATCGGTTAGGACCGAGAAGCGTCAATAGGGGTGGATTAGGTAATACATATATTTATATTTAGGAGATTATGTTTGAACCACCCCGGCAAAAATGGGCGGCGACTGCCAAAATGACAGTGAAGATAAAACCCCCCTGCCATAATGACATGCCAAAATGGTCAGTGGTCTGCCAAAATGACAGAAAATCCTGCCAAAATGACACAAATCTGCCAGAATGACATGCCAAAATGACAGGCCTGCCTGCCACAATGACACCCGCACGCCCACAAACACACCCGCACACACACAAACACACACACCCACACCCACACACACCCACACACACACGCGCACACATCCACACACGTAGGCGCGAGGCGTTTTCGATTTTTTCTGAAAAGTTTTTTTTCGCCGTAATTTACGGTGTTTTTTTGCATTTTTAACCTTGCAAAAAATTAGTTTGTGACCTAACTTGTCACTCCTCTCGCGTATAAAGGGTAGAGCGACAACTTTTTCACTTTTCACTTTTTTGGAGTTTGCACAATGCAATACGATTTCAACACCATCGACGCACTATTCGACGCAGTATTCGGTTGCGAATACGATCCGGTAGGATGCACCATTGATCCTGCCATTGTCCCTGCCAGTGGTACAATCGAGATTGTCTCGGATGACATGGAAGTAGCGAAAATCGAGTGTGACATTGACGGTCACTGTATCGCCTTCGACTACTACTCTGCCTAATTCGCAGAATTATTATGACCAGTGACCAAACGTGTCACTGGTCTACCCGATACTACTAACAACCAACCAACCAAAGGTAACACAATGAAACGCACAATTAACCCAATACTGACCGCCAAAGTGATCGACCGCGACAATAACCGATGCCGTTGGTGCGGATTCGCCAACGCCACCCGCCAACTCGAAGCGGATCATATCGTACCCGAAAGCAAGGGCGGCGAGACTACGCTTGCCAACCTTCAATGCCTATGCTCTGCCTGCAACAAAATCAAGGGTGTGACCGAGTTGCCACCTATGGCAATCAAGGATGCAATCAAGGGTTTCGGCAACTTCGCTAGTGTAGAGCGTAAACGTGACGAACTGACCGCAATGGTCAAGACCATCAAGACCGACACTCAAGCGGATCTAACGACACTGGCAACCGAGTTGTTCGCCGGTGGCATGAAGAAAATTTATATCAAAAAACGCCTAGCAAAATTGACAACCGATGGAAAAATCCAGAAAATTCTAAAATCGCTCTAATGCGGTGTTGACAACCTACCCGATAACCCTTACCATAACCCTATCACACAACACTCTTCAAGGAATCAACAATGAAAATCGTAGATACAAACAAGACCGGCGACTATCTTCTGGTTCAACCAAAAAAATTCAACCCGTCTTTACGAATCACAACCAAAGCGGGATCAATCCTCTGCGAAGGCAAACGAGACTACGTTCTAGCAAAATGGAAAACTTTTAAGAATACCTGAGAAAGTGACCTAACGTGTCACCAACCTACCCTATACTACTGATATGACAAACAACAACACTAACGAAAGTAACATTATGACTAAATTTGAAAAATTCATCGCTTCCGTGGATTGCACTACCGAACTAAAAATCAGCGGGTTCGCTTGCAAGTCTAATTGGGTTCACACCACAACCGCCAACAATGTTTCGACCAACGGCGAAAGGGTTATGTTTTATGACCACAAAATCAAACGTTGGATTCACACCCAACAAAAAGATCTAAAATCTTTTGAGATTGCTGAGTAGAATTGACCTAACGTGTCACACCCTTACCCGATAATAATAACATGACAAACAACAACGCTAAGGTAAACAACATGACTAAGCATCAAATCATCTTCAAAGCTCGCATGGCAGGCGTTTCACAGCATCTTCTTCACATTGCTGTCTGGGCAGATGAGTTAGTCATCGACGGTAACAAAGTTACCTGCCTATACAATAACCCAAACGAGTGCGACGTTTCGTTTGAGATTCCTACCAACTAGTGACCTAACGTGTCACACCTATAGACGATAATAATAACATAACAACAACACCCGATTCTGAAAGGATCATCATGAAAGTTCACACCCGCGACCTAGTTATCGGAACCATTATGTCCAGCGGCGAAGTAGTCAAGCATACTCGACCCGCCAACGGGCGCATGATCGTCATGCTAGAAAATCCCAAGACTGGCAAGGTACGGCAAGGCGACTGGAACCTACGTGGTACGGTAGTCGTCAAATCACACCCCGCAAACAAGATTGGAGCGTAACATGAATTTCCAACTAGCATACCGGCGGGATGCCCTGCCGGAAGTGAAGTTCTTTGAAACCCTACGTGATGCGGAATTGTACGCCGCAAGTATCGTGGAGGATTATGGCGCGACCATCATCGCAATCACTGACCTTCGAGCGCTTAGGTTTTATTACTAAGTCCTTTGGTGGCAAGGGTTTACGTCAAGGCCGGCACCCACGCTGGCCTAAGTCCTTACCAGTAAACAACTTACGACGATTGTCCTTGCCAATGTAAGCGCATGGGATGCGCCGACAATAAAATAAACAAAATAAATTTTTCCCACTAAACTTCTATTGTATTATGGTCGATAAATATATTAGAAAGGGGATAACATGTTAGAAATCATAATGTGGATCGCAGTAATTCACACGGTAATTTTCTCAACTCTAATCGTATGGCAAGAGGGACTATAATGAAAAACGTAATTATCTTGATTTTATCTTTTCTTGCGGGTTGTTGCGTCCTTGGATGCCGGATGCCGGTTGCCAATTATACGCTTCAAACAAGATGCCCCGACATTTGGAACGAAACCCCCGCACAAGAAATTTCAATAAAAATGGATTTTAGGCGGTAATATGATTTGACAAGCGATTCCCATATGCTAAAATTGGGGCATACAACCAACAACACTCAGGAGAAAACGATGAACAGCTACGACGAAATCCAATGCGAAGAACTCAACGAAATCGACGCATACGACCAGATGATGTGGGTCGAAGCGATGGAAGCTCATGCAAGCGATTGGGCAGAGCAAGACGGAATCGACGCTTACTGGGACGATATTTTTTGTAATATTTCCGAAGAATACTTTGACAATCAGCCAATGCCTTGGTAAAATTAAGACCATAAGGAGGACTTGATCCAATGGACAACTAGAGAGGCAGGGGTAAACCCCGATAAAGAAACCTAAGATCCTCGGTTTGATGGACAAACAACACTTAACAAAATATTTTTAACCAACCACAACTTTAGAGAATTTAATTATGAAAACTTTGAAAGCAAAACCAGCAGTTACCGCGCGCGTTATCCTCAACACTGACAACCCACAGCGCCACCAGCGCGCAGAGATTCGCGAGTACGACCGCAAGGGTCGCAAGATTCGCACCGCCCACCAAGGGCAAGTACCTTATATAGCGCGTGTCGCGCGCGACAAGTACAACCTTGACCTAATGTTCTAACTTGTGTTGTTGTTGCCCTAAGTCCTTTCCCCGCAAGGGGTTAGGGCGACGGGGGCGCCCTCGCGAGCCTAAGTCCTTACACCACAACAACTTACGACAATTCCAATAAATTAAAAAAATATACTAGATTATTGTTGACAGTATTGACGATATATGATTATAATGGGGCATCGAAACAACAACACCACAAAGGAAGCAACTATGAAAAGTTACGACATCACCTATATCGACCCTTGGACTAACCGCGAAGTACGCCACCTAGACGTACCACAATGCCAACTAAAAGATATTGACGGTGAAACATGGTTCACCGGTTACAACAAACCGATTGAAGTAATCACCGCGACTCTAGTATCTATCGAGCGCGATGAAGCAAAACACGCCTATTTCAACACCTACGGAACCGCATCGGAGTAATCTTATGACCACTGAACAACTAGAATCAATCAATCTAATGACCTACAAACAATTAAAAAACACCCTTTACACTTTACGCAATAGATTAGCAGAAGCACAAAAAGCACCCGACGAATACGCTCAATGTTATGTCAACGAGCTACAGCAAGCAATCATTAGCCTTGAAGCAGTAAAGAAATATTTCTAATGAATAAAC